CTTGCTCTTTACTATCTATATCTCCCGTATTATCAAAAGATACAAATTTCTCAAAGGTCTCTTTAAAATATTTAGTATTTTTCTGAGATTTCAACCATTTTTCTTGTCGTATCGATTCAACCATCATTCTGGACAATAAAGAGTTTCTTTCTCTACTGGTCTCATTGGTGGTATTCACAAATACCATTATTGTTTCATATCCTAATTCTTCTAATTCTTCTTTGATATATGATATTCTGGTTGTGTCATCTGCAGGACCATTAATGATTAAAGGACTACGATTTCGAATTGCTTCTTGCCTGTAATCACTTGTTTTTTCAGACAATTTTTGTTTATCAGCCAAATACTCTTGAGCCTGTATGAAATTTAGTTCAACAATCTTGGCTTCAGAAATGGCTTCACGAATGATGATATCTTTACCAGAACCAGGTCCGCCGGTAACAAAAATAGCTTTGAACATACCACGATCTGTAGTTTCATGTAGTCCCATACCTTTACGAGTATCGTGCATTAACTCTTTTGCATGAGTATCTGAAACGTGAGATGGCACACCTTTCCTAAACTCACCAAAGTTCTTGTTCTTTGCATGTTCTCTCATCTTAGTAGCGGACATACCTTCTGTGCCTTCAGCGTCTGGATCACGATGTCCAGCAGAATGTACCGTAATCTTTTTAAAGTGGTATTTTCCATGGCCAGCCTCAACACCATTATATTTGTGTAATAAATGGTGCATCTCTTTAACACGATCAGAACCAACGACCACATGAAGATGTGTTACGCCACTCTTATGTGCTTCTGCTGCATGGTGTAGAATTGTTGGTTTCTCTTTTGAAGCCGCTACGATATTAGTACCGCCAGATTCTTTTGCTTCTGTTATTGGACCAGAAACATACCGTTTTAGATGTTTAACCTTTTGTTGAGCCGTTAAAGGATTCTTTTTTGTATCTTGTGTATGTGAAACAATGATAGAATGAGTTGCATTATTCTTCTTTGCAACTTCTTTTACTTTATCAATTAATTTTAAATGGCCTGCAGTAGGAGGACTCATTCGGCCAAAGGTAATAACATGGTGTTTTTCACCTTGTTGTTCTTCTTTGATTATGTCTAAAAATGATTTCATCTTACTTTGCAAACCTAGGATTGTTTAAAATTGAGTTTGAAACTTTTACAGGAACTAGTTTAGATACCGGTCTCATCTTTCCTGCTTTGTCTTTTTGTTGCAATACAATACCTTCACCTTGGGACTTTTTGCCATCTATACTTGTTTCCATATCTGGATGTGTTACGCCTTTTAATAAATGTTCTGTAGCTTGACCCAAGTGATGTCTAATATCTAAAGACCTTTGAAAGTGTTTAGAATTATCATCAACATGTTTTTTCAACTTATCATACTCTGCTTGTTTTCTTACTTGACCAACAGGAGTCTTTAATTTACCAACTGATTTCTTTGCTTCATCATCTAAATGTTTTTTATAACCTTCCACGGAAGCAGTTTGACCTTTTCTTGTTGTTCTATTTAAGTATGTAGTAAAGTGTCCACCTTTCTTTACATTAATGTGTTCTGGTGTCAAATGTTCTGTGCTATGATTCTTTAGTAACTCTTTTGCTTTTTCTAAATGTTTCTCTGTGGCTTGCCTATCTTTTTCTGAATAAGTATCTGGATCAGGTTTGTATTCGTGTTCAGGAACAAAAACATTATCACTATGTTTAAGTGCCTTTTTACTAACACCATGAGCCACACCTTTTGTAATCTCAGTATGAACTGCTAAACCAATTGGTGCTTTTGTTTTGGCTTTGTATGTGATTCTATTTGGTGTTGTGGTAGTATGACCATCAGATTTTTCTCCAGGAGAATCTGGTGTATGCAGTAAATCTCCTTGAACATGGTGACCTTTATTGACGAATTCGTGGCCATGTTTTAATAATCTTTTGAGTGAAGCAGCATAGTCTGGTTTATGACCAAAATGCTGGTCAACTTCTTTAGGTGTTCTTGCTATGACACCTCTGGCAATTCTGTGTTTATCTGAAACACCAACACCTTCTTTATCGTGTATGACGTGAACAGAGGCACCACCGTCAGTTTTTAATGATGCACCAACAGAGCTTTCTTGTCCCATTCTTTTTTTGTGAAATTGGTGTAGTAGGTCTATTGCAGTTTGAGTATGTCTTGGATCTTCGTGTGGCAGGTCTTTCGTATGAGTAAGATGACCCAACATCTCATCATCGATGGATGTGGCTTCCCTCAAGAACGTTATAAATGACTGCATTAATTTCCTTCTAGAATGCAACACACTATGGTTGCAAAATACGAATCTGGTTTGATTATTTATACAACATCTTACTTACCATACCCAAATGATAGAAAAATTGGGTTTGATACATAGTTGTCAAAAATGTTGGATTTTACTGCCAGGAAGTACCTTCAAAATCACCCCAATAGGTTCTTAACTCTCCTTGACCTTTTAGAACATTGAATGGTAGGGTGTGTATCAAACCTCGACTGGAATAATAGTATATCAGTTTTTGTGGTGGTTTGTCAAGCGCCGAAGCGAGAATGGCAGAACCAGTTTCGGCACCTATGAATATCTCTGCTTCCATAATGTGGTAAACATTGGTCATAAAATCTGTGCTATATTTCCAATTATCATAGGTTTGTGGAAGTTCATTTTGAACACAGATTATTTTTTCATAGTCTGGTAGATTATATTCAGTTAGTATCTGGTCAAGTAATTGGCTTGGCCAATTCCTGTATGTATTATACGGAGCATCAAACAAAGGAAACACAACTATCTTTTTCTGTGTAGTCTTTGTATTTTTAATTTTGGCAATATCACCAGATATATCTCTAAAGTCCCAAAGATTTACTTTTCTCCATGGCAAAGTTTGTTGACCGGCTTCAGAAGAAAAGTAGTCCGTATTTTCACAAAGAAATTTAAATAAGTCTTGACAATACTTGGCAGAATTGATCGTGCCTTCCATCATATGAAACTTTGAATCAGGATTTTTTCTACGAATATATTCTAAAGCATTCAGCAGAGCAATCATATCACCATTTCTCAATGGTCCACCAAAAGTGTTTGGCGCAATATTAATAACCATTTAATATTTCTTCCAATTTATTTTGATGTAATAATTTCATTTTTCTGTTTAGATAATAGTGCTTCTCAAAAATTGTATTGATGTTCTTACCATTATCCCAAGAAATGTCATCACCATTTCTAAACTGTATATCCCAATCTTCTGCTTTCCAAATTACATAACCATCTTTATTCAATAAGTCCGCTAATACAGAAACTCCTGAAAGGCTTGCAATAAAAGGATGTTTACTATTTTTAATGATGTAGGCATTGGTCAACAAATCATTACTGTAATCAATATAATGACATTTCTGTAAACCAGATAATGTGTTTGACCTTCTACGGTCATCAACGGTACCTTCAGACCATCGGTCACCAATATATGGTGTGTCTTGGTGGATTTCAATATTCATTTCAGGAATTTGAATTTCAAAACTATCATCAACTTCAAAATTTAATTTATAATTATCTTTCATGAAGTTTTCATAACGACAAGTTTCTATTGGTCGGTTTGTATCATTCTTATCTTCACGAATTGGCCAACTACTCATGTGAGTAATATTACCATAAACAAAAACTTCATTTGCAAAATTGACATCAGAGAAAAGACCTTGATGTGCTAAGAATTGTTTGATACCCTTAAACTTGGCCATTTCTGGTCGTATAATCAAATCAATATTTCCATAAGACTTCTGTATACCAGACAATACTGGCATACCATTTAGAAAATCACCTAAGTTAGATGTTCCTGATAAGAATATTTTCATTCACTAAATTCCTTAAAAGCAATAAACCAATCTGAATTTGAAACTGGATGCAATTCAAATAATTCTGGTTTCATTAAGTAAGACATTAATAATAATGTTTGGTCGTCATCAATTAAATTATTTTTTAGAAGTTCATGAACACTATGATGAACCATAGCTTCCAATTTTGGCCACATCTCTCGGCCTGCAACAATACACGGTCCAGTTATATGAACATCATTATTTGCAATAACGTCTTGGATGTATGTTCCTTCTTTCCATTCTTTGATATTAAAGAAGTGTATTTTATTCTTATCAAAAGAATACTTCCACTTCTTAACACCATTTAATGTTTCTTCACTTCTACAATAACCAAAGTCTAACCAAGCAATCAAATCAGTTTTGATGAGGTCTAAAGACCTATTAACAAAAGATGATTTTAAAGCATTGACGAGAACGTAGTCAGCATTCCAGTATTCTGGATTTTTTACTTGCATGGGATTTATTTTACTCTGATACTCAGGACTTTTCTGAACATCTGTAATTTTTTGTCTTAACTCAATAAAGCTTTTTTGGAAATCGACTGTCAATATTTGTGTTGGTCGATCTTGTCTTAGAAACTCAATCTCTTTAACCATATCTTTAGAGGTATACACCACCATATCGTTTTCTAGTTTAGCTAGATGACTGAATCTTTCCAAATAAGTTTGAGTTGTTCTTTGTAGATAATGTGGCAATCCTTTGTCTGGTGTCCAATCACCACGACCAATATCAAAGAAAGCAGTTACGATTGTGATATCATTCATTTTTTAGCAATAATAGTTAAAATGTTTGGAAGATTCGATACAGGCTTACGAATTTCATCTTCATGGTTACAAACATGTATTGGTGTAAAACCTGCCTTATGTACCAATTTAATTAGTCCATGTACATCAAAATGGTGAAAGTGTTCATTTTCTTTTCTGTGTTTCCATGTTCTAAACCATTCGGCACCCATATTCTCATG